TCTAGTCTAATTAAACTTTCTGAATTTTTATAAAAATTGCTATCATCACTTTTAACTTCAACTGCCGTATTATCAGCTAAACTAGATGCAAATGTAACTACTTTATCATCTACTCTTATTTCTGTAATATCATTAACTTCTCCCTCCGACATTACTAGAGCAACATACAAATAAGTATTGTCGTCTCCTGAAGTTTCTATGAAAACTCTAGTTCCTCCAACAAGTCTTGTTCCATAAATTACAGGAATGTTTGCATCATTACTTTGTTTATTTAAAAGTACTCCACTTTCAAAATCATCTGCTTCGTTTAATCCATAATCAGGTAAGTCAGGAACTTTAGGTCTAAACAACCATGATATTGCTACAGTTGCAATTAACTTTACAATAGGATTCATGCCTGTAAAAAAACTTACTACAGAACTAAAAAAACTTCCAAATCCCATTACTCTCTACCCCATTTAATATCTAAAACTGTTTGTGATGAAAAATCCATACCAACATCTGTACTAAAGAATCTTTGTTGTGATGTATTGTTTGTTTTACGACCATTCTTTTTTTCAAAGTCAGCCCAATGTGAAACTACTGTTAAATTAACAACACTATCTTTATCTGTTTCATTTACAGAGAAGTTTTCAATATTTCCTTTGTAAAGTAAAAAAGGATCAGCAATTAACTGAACTGAGTTACTAGTATTGGTTAATAATCCTCTAAATATAGTAACTACATCATTTGTTACATTTTCATTTAATACTGTTGAGATAAATGTTTGATCTGCTCCTGATAAAGATATTCCTAAACTTGATTTAGTTACATCAATTTCTTCTGTAAAATCTGATACACCAATAATAAAATCTGATGGAGAATAAGTAACTGAAGAACCTGATACTGATGAAGTTAATGAGAATGGACAGTCTGTAAAATTAACAGGAGTACTAAAACCTATTGTAAGTAAATGAACAGGCTTAATATCATTCGTCGCTAATGCTGTCTTGATTGATGATGTTAAATTCCTTGTCATTATGCTTCTCGTAAGTTGTTCTAACTAATTGTTCTGTACCTTTTATCATAGTAATTTCGAACTTGCCATTAGGTTTTTTGAATTCCTTAAGGTCGTTTGTTCTTATATCTATTTCACTTTCATCAACAATAATCTCAGCAACAAAGTCAGCAGTAACAAGATGGGTTATTTTATATTTCATTAAAGAGCTTCTTCTACATCCATTTCATATTTATATAAAACATTTCCATCTTTGTCCGCTCCTACTCCACCAAATTCTTGAATATCGTTTGTTAAATAAACAGTGAATGGAACATTGTCATAAGTTATGTTTGTTGAAGATACTGCTGTGTTCAATGGTGGTTCAATAGTTAGAGTTCCTGTTGAAATATCTGATTGATCTGCAACGACCATATAAACTTTATCGTGATTTGTAAATTTTATAAAATCTCCAGCTTTAAGTGTTCCTGTTCCTGTTCCACCTAATGTTATAGATGTATCTCCAATACTTGCAGTACCATGAGGTGTTCCACTAGCTGTTCCTCTAGCATCTTCTACTTCTGGTGGGATTATAGTAAAGTTTTCTTTACCTGATCTTTGTTTAACTATAAATGCCATCAACTCTCCATAAATATCTGATCTGTTTCCAGCAATAATCTCAACTGTGAATGCCCATCTTTGACCATCTATTTGTCTTGCAAGTTTCTTACCAGATACACTTTTTGAGATAATAGTATTTTGTATAGACTTTATTCCTAAAGTTTGAAACTTAGCAGATGATATAGGGAAAGCACCAGACATTAAATTAAACTCTCCTTACCTCTTTCATTAACTGCACTGTTAATTAATTGAGTTATAGTTCCTCTTGATCTAACTAATAATTCTTCAAAACCAGAAGCATCTACTGTGTTAATATTAAAATTAACTGTTGTTCCATTTCCAGAAGTTCCTCTAGCTGATTGAGTTATTTGTCCTGTACTATTTGGGACGAACATTTCTGGTCCTCTTTCTCCAACAAGAATAGCTCGACCTTTTGTTACAGCTCCACCTTGTGCGTGTGAGCCACCAATATTTCCACCATAACCACCACTTGACATAGAACCACCACTAGTACTTAATCCTGTTAACGCACCAATTATCATAGAAAGACTAACTTGTTTTTTTAATTCATTTGTTTTTTTCTTTGCTGTATTTAGATCCTCAATACCTAAAATTTTATTAATTTGTCTTAATGCTATTTCTTCAATTAGACTTGATAAAATATTTACCATAATACTTTGTGCTATTTCTTTAAGTGTCATGTTTAACTCTTTTCCTCTTACAACTACTTCTGCAAGACCTTTTGATAAACTTTTAACTGAACCAATTATTCCTTTTGCGATTCTTTCATTAACACTTTCTAATTCCTTTTTAACTTTTTCTTTTATTATTTCTGAAACCTTATCTAAATTAAATCCTGTCTTTTTGGCTTCTTCTTTAACTTTACCAGCTAAGTCTAATAATTTAGCCATCTGATCTGCAGAAAGTTTCATATTTATTTCTATTTGTTTTATAAATTCATTTATTGCTCTAGTGTTAACCATCCATTCTTCTGAATACTCTCCTGAGTTTTTTATCTCTGCATTTAACTGTGCTAATGGAGTTTTTAATCTTTGAGCAGTATCTCTAAATTCTTTAACTGTTTCTAAATTAGCTTGAAAAGTTTCTTCTGATATAATTTTTAAGAAACGCATAGACTTAGCCATGCCCTCAATCATACTTGCATAAGCATCAGTCAAACTTCCTAACATTGATCTTAGTCCATCAAATATAGATCCTAAAAATAAGATTAATAATTTACCTTTACCACCTAACATAAGAAATCCAATAACTCCTAATTCTCTTATTCCTGCTGGTAAAGATTTTAAAATATCTATTGTTCCTTTTATTGAATTAGCAACAAACAAGAAAGGTGTTCTTAGAGCATCAGTAAGTATTGCACCACTAATTAATATTTGTTTAGTTACATTTATTAAAAATTCAGAAGTTCTTGCACTTGCTCTTGTTAATGCTTCTCCATTTTCTTCTATGATTTTATTTATAAGAACAAGTCCATTTTTTATAAAGTCAAAAAATCCAGCTCTATTAGTTTCAAGTTTAAATTTAAAAAGTTTATCTGATAACATTGAAAGTGTTCCTGTAAAGGTTACTGCCATAACTTCCATAGCTTTACCAAATTCTCCATCAGGTCCAAATACTTCAAAGAATCTATCTTTTGTTTCTTTAGCAGTTGCTTTTGCTCCAGCTTCGAATCCTAATAATGCTCTAACACCTCTTTCTCTAAATACATCAGCGGCCGCTATACCTCCGGCAAATGATCTTTGAATTTGAGTTGCTGTTATAGCAAAGTCTAGTCCTGTTACTGTTGCAACATTACCGGTTACTTGTAATATTTTAGCTAGTTCATCTGCATCTTTAGATACAACGGCAAGATTTCCTGAAGCCGCTGAAATTTGTTCAAGTGAAAAAGGTACTCTAGCCGCAAAATCAACTAAAGTATTAAATGCTTTGTTTCCCTCTTCCATTCCTTTAAATAGAAATGCAAATCTAACACCTAGATTTTCTACTTGTGAACCTACATTGACTAATGATCTTATTACTAACGCACCACCTATTCCAGCTAATGCACCTTGTATTGAAAATACAGTTCTTTGTAATCTACCTAATCCAGCTTGAACAGAACCTAATGCTTGTCTTGTTTTATCTTTTGCAAGAATATTTATAAGTAAATTTTGAGCCATATTTATTTCTTCATGTTAGCTTTGGATTGTTCACTTTCATCTAACATAAATCCAACCCAAAGATTAAACTCATATTCACTCATCTGACTTAATTCAGATAAATTTATTTTGAGCCTATCTGCTACTATTAGCATATTTTTAAGCTCTATGTCAGTACTTACTTTTTTTTTAATTCCTCAGCACTTGGAGTTTGAACCATGGCTATAGCTATCTTCGATAGTACATCGGAATCTACTTTATGCATGATTGGAAGTTTGTCTTCTAATGAAAAAATCTTTTCGCCATCTTTATCAATAGCTTTCATAATAACTACGTCAGCTAATAATCCAGCATCGTTTAGATTTTCTGTTTTATTAAAAAGTTTTTTCTTTTCTGCAAGAGTTATTGGTTGCCAATATATAATAGTTGGTTGACCTTTATCATCTTGCCATTCTTCCACTTCAATAGATTGAACACCTAGAGACTCAAAATGAGATTTTGCTCTGTCTATAATCTTCATAAATTAGATTATACTGTTCCTACTGTTAAAGCGCCTGTACCTTGAAAAGTAACACTTCTAGAAATAACTCCATCTAAAGTATTTGAAATTGACATTCCTGTTATAATTCCACTACCTGTATATGAAGCATCGCCTGATGTATTACCCTCTGGAAGTAATGTAAAAGCTAAAGATGATCCAACTGTCATTTCTTCTTGTGAAGTATCTGTTTCGTCAAAATGACATTCAACAGAACCACTAAATGAAGTTCTTCCTGCTATAAAAGTTTTTGCAGAATCTGTTAATGATGTATCTTCAACAACATCGCCTGTAGTTTCTAAAGTAAAGGCAGTTACTTCGCCAGTTACGTTAGATCCTGTTTTGACGACACCTTCTTTTCCGTGATGGGTTGCCATGATTTTTTCTCCTTAATTATTGTTTTACTGTTAGCTGGTTTATATCCTAGCTTCTCATAGTGTGCAAGATTATTTTCGTTTATTGTAATCTCGTCATTACCTTTGAACATTTTTATATCTTTTGCCATAATGTCTTTATAATTGATTTAATCTTCTTCTTCAAGTTCTTCTTCGTAATCTTCTTCATAATCTTCATAAGGGTCTTCATTTTCAACCTCCTCTTTGATTTCTTCACAAAGTATTGAAATCTTATCATTTAATTTTTCTATTTTGTTAATTTTTTTTTTAATGCTCATTATACAGTACCAGCTTGATGTTCGTACATTACTCTAACTATCATTGACACTCCACCATAAGGAAACAAGGTACCAGCATCAGTTTCTATGGAGACAACTTCAGTATCTAAAGCATTTCCATTTCTAGTTATATCAGTTTCTAATGCTTCTTCGATAACTTCCATTAATTGATTTCTTGCTGTGTCAATATTTGTTTCATTTGTTTTTACAAATCCTGATACTAAAAATTCTAATGTATTAATTCTAGTTTTTGCTCCACTTCCTAATTCTTGATCTTCTTTTATTTCTTCTTGTGTTTGAACTAGTACTGCTGGGAATTGTTGTTCAGATAATTCTTCTAATGGAAAAGGTTGTCTAGTTACTTTTTTAATTGTTATAGCAGTAATACCAGAAATAGTACTAGCTATATGACTTGCAATATTTTCTCTTGTACTCATAATTTTAATCTTCTTATTTCTTTACTTACTAAATTTTCAAATTGTTTTTTTATAACATTTTCTACTTTTTTGTTAAATCCAAAAAATGGTCTTTCAGGAAGATTGCCTGATCCTGTTTGATGCCAATAAGCTCTCTTACCCATTCCCATGTCATTAAAATAAACTTGTGATTTGTAGTTATTGACTACTCTTGATTTCATACTTTGCAACATTCTATTGCTATCTTGTAAATCAACAGTCGTCTTACCTTTTAGTGCTGAGTACTCAGGAGAGTATGCAACAAACCTACCAGAAGTATATTTTTCTCCTCTAGTAGTTTTATCTTCAATAATTCTTCTTAATTGTTCTCCAGCTTGTTCTAATCCTTTTCTAGTAACACGAGGAAATCTTTTTAAAAATCTATTAAATTTCTTTTGTATCTTTTTTGTATTAGTAGAGAAGTGAACCGATAAAGCCATTATCTAATAAGTCTTCCTGAACCATGTAAGTTTTCTCTTTCAGCAACACTAATAGTACCACTATCATCTGAATCATATTCTACTCCATCTTCAAGTATTTTTTGAAATTCAATATTGTATTGACTATTATAAAATTCAATCATTCTTTCAAATCTATCTTTATCAGCTTCAGGTCTAAATTTTGTTAATGCTGGAAAAAAAAATTTTCCTCTTCTTCT